AGTATTGATTTTACTGGTGGACAAATATTTGATGACGGCACCGCAGTAACATACAGTGGCGCAACAAATGTAGATGTTACACCATTAAATGGATTAGTATTTTATCTTAAATGGAATAGTGGAGATCTCGGCAGATACGAATTATTTGATGATTCTGGATTCACAACAGGTTCAAGAAGAGTAACAGGCGGTGCGTTCTATAGCAGTGGTTTGGGACAAATAGAGTATGTTAGTTCAACAGATGTAGCCGCAGGCGGTAACTTAAATATAGGTGGCAGTAATGCTGTTATACAGAGTCTGGGTGGTAATATAACATCTACTGGTAATATAAGCGGTAGTTATATCCTGGGAGATGGTAGTCAACTTACTAATTTACCCACAGGTGGTGACTCATTTGGCACTATAACAGTTGCAGGACAAACAAATATACAAGCAACTCAGTCTAATGCTATACTTGATATAGCAAGTAGTGGTGCTATAACACTATCAACATCAGGTAACACACTAACAATTGGTGGCTCAGGTGGAACATATGGTAATTCAGATGTAGAAACCTTCCTGGGCAGTGACACTATGAGTGGTGATATAGTGTATACAGGTAATTTACAATTAAGTAGTGCAAATGTCAGTACAGCAGTAACAAATTATCAGGGTAATGCATATACAGCCACTGGAGACAGAATTATAGTAGGCAGTGATCCAGGTTGGTTTAATGGACAATATGTAACATTTAGCGGCACAACAAATAGTAATTTAACATTCTTAAATGGTAATACATATCAGGTAGCAGGATCAGGAACCGCTTGGACCTTGTATACCAATTATCAAACATTTACTAAATTAGAAACAGCATTAAATGAGGAATCGCCTACAGGATTAACAACAAGTTATAGACAACCAGAAAATACTACAGCAAGAGTCCATGGTAATGTATTCGTAGAGCAAGGTGGCACAATGCATACTGATGCCTTGGTGGCATCTACGCCAGGAAAAGTAATAACATTAAATGCAATCAGAGCCACAGACTTTAAGGTTAATGATCCATTAGGTATATATTCTGTAGCAAATAGTTCAATAAGTGGATTGACACCATTCACAGGAAGTATAATATATGTCACAGGAGATAGGCATGGTGCCAGAGGAGCACCAGCATATTTTGACGGCACTGACTTTAGATACTTCTCAGATGACGCATTAGTAACAACATAATAAAAGGAGAACATTATGCCAATGGGTAAAGGACAAAGAGGCGGTAAAAAGAAAAAGAAGAAAGGTGGAAAAAGAGGCGGTAAATAACTGGCTACCATACTTTCAAAGTATCAGGAACAGTTGCCCCTGGAGTCTAAGTGCATATATGAGCGATAAAATACTATTCGTAGAAACAAACGCTAATTGCTTAAACACCTGGGCTAAATTGTTCCCACATACAAAACACGAGGCTTATGTGTATACTTGGCCTGGTAAAAGTGCAGAATGGCTCAGTACAATGAGCGAAGGGTTAAACGACATATATCCAGATTCAGAATGGTTATGGAGTGATCCAGCAGAAGGAGGCGAATCAACGCCTGTTCCTTGCTTGATACAACAGGATGCACACCAACTTAACACTATAAGGGAGAAAATAGGATATGTGGAACAAGATTAAAGAATGTTATGCAAAATGCAAACAAAAATGTAAAGATTTACTAGGAATATAAAAAATGGATACTTATGAAGAAATAAGAGCAGAATACGATAATGGCATTATCTCCAGAGAGGAATATGAAAGAAGATGTTCAGTAATAGGAGTAGATGCCTAAAATGGCTAAAAGAATAACAACACAAGATCTTCATAATAGATTGCATATTATAGAGACAAACCATTTGGCGCATATAGAACAAGATTTAGATAATCTTGATACGGCAGTCAAGGAAAACAGAAAATACTTCGAGACTCGTCTAGACAGACTCGACAATCGTATATGGGGTCTTGTGTTACTTACCATAAGTACACTGGGTGCCACTATAGCAGGTATGATGTTATAATGCCTGTAGCACCAGCAAATGTAAGAAAAGTAGCCAGAGAGGCACTTGAAATACGAGAAACATTGCCCAAAAGTCGCCAGGCGGGCACCCTAGTTGGACTAGCTCGTGCAAATCAATTAGCATCAGGCGAGAACTTATCAGAACAAACACTAGTCCGAATGCGTAGTTACTTACTCCGTGCAAGAGAGGACTACAGACAGGCTAAGAGAGCAGGTCTAAACGCAACCAACAGCAAAGCCATTCAGGCATATATGCTCTGGGGGTCCACAGCAGGCCTCAGATGGGTTAACAGCCTACTAAGTTAAAAACCACATTATAAGCGTCTATTTACCGGTATTCTGCCCTAAAATGCACAACTATGATAAATAAATGTGTACAAACAATAAAGAGGCAACTAAAATGACAAATTATCATACAGACAGATACAACAAATTACCTAACTACATAGTAGTTGGACAAGACATGGACGGTATTACAGGATTTACTGTTGTTCACAAAGACAACGAAAGAGAATTTCATTCAGGCTGTTATAGTGGTGAGATTATGAATGGTCTTAGCATGAGCAGAAAAGAAATGCAAGAAAAAGCAGACAAAATGAACTTATTAGGAGGCAACTAAAATGGGACAATACAAATCAAGATGGGATATAGGTTCTGGATCATACACTGAATACAGACACAGAGATTCGCAAGAAATTAAACCTACACACAAATACCGCGATCATATGATTAAAGATTATACGGCAACATCAGAGCAGGAAATAGAATTAGCAAAAAAATTAAATAAAGATGTAAATAAGCTCACAGCAAAACAAAAGGCTAAAGCAACAATTTACAGAAAATGTGATGGCAATTGTAATAATTCTACCTGCCATAATGGTATATTAGGTGGGCCTCAATCTATAGATACACACAAGAATAGATCAGATTCCTTCTATAACAGATATGGTATAAGATCAGAAGATTTAGCATTACAAGAAGGTGTTAGTAGTACCGCTTTAAATATGCGCCATATGAAGTTCGGAACGGTGTGGCAGAGAAAGGCAAAGCCTACAGAATTAGAAAGATTATTTCATAAAACACAAGTAGAATTAGCACACGAGTTAGGTGTACATCCAGTAACAATTATGGCTAGATTTAAGAGATACGGCGATCCATACCATGTCAGATATCATATGGTGGAAAATGATGCAGGAGAAAGTGTCAGATGCAATGGTATAGACTGTAAAAACAAGAACTGCCACAACGGTATATTAGAACATCCTAGCAGAAATAAAACAATGGGTTATACAAAAATATTATTTCCAGAATGTTCAGACCTGCGTGAAAAAAGAATGGATGCAGTATATGAATATACTATTATGTTTGACAAATATGTTAAAAAGATAGGTGGCATAGAATGGCATAGTGTAGTAAAGAATAAAAAAGGTGGATATGATCTATATGTAAAACAAATACATGAAGAAGACTTACACTGGACAGAATTATCTAAATATGCAAACAGCAAGTTCTGGTTGCATGAAAATCATCCGGATTATCCCCATACTGAGAGGGCTGGACTATGAGCGTATCATATCAGGATATACCTTTACACGAGGATCAGGGCAAATTTATACAAATACCTTTTAGAGAAAAAACACTTAACAACAGCAAAGCAAGTAAGTATATATACACTCACGCAGAAACAACTGACTTCATTATAGAAGGATTACAAAGGTTCTGTGCTGAGATACAACAAATGGACCAGGCATTTCCTGATATAACATCATATGTGTACAATCCAGATGGCAACTTGCCACTGAGCGGCGAATTTAATCACAATATGACTGACAAAAGGAAGGCACCTAATAGTATAATGAGCTATATAGGAGGCATTGTTAGTAACTACTACAGAACAGGCAAAACACAGGACTTCAGTAAAAGCCAAATAAAGCATTTGGAAAACATCTGGAATAACACTATAGTACCAGCATTTAACAGTGACTGGAGTTCAGTAAACCCTAAATTGTTTGAGAATGGCTTTAATTACAAAACAAACACAGCCAATGAACCAATCAAACCAATACGTTTTAGAAGGTATTGATAAATATAATTGAGCAGGCAACAAGTAGCATAACTATTATGGTCTCCAAACGATAATATATGTCTGCTCAACTTATGGCAACTACATCATGGCAAAAACACAGAACCCTACAGGAATAATATATAACGCATAGGTTTGTCAGCCTTTATATTATTACTACATAACCGACCGGTTAAATGCCTAGCGAAAAGCGACAGCACCCGTAAACACTAAGACACCTCCACCGCACCCGATGACAGCGGTTTAACAAGAGGTTAAGTATTAGTATAGTGTACAGTTATACACAAACCGCACTGACATAAACAGAGTATATACAAGGTAACGAAATACTCAATGCAATAGCATACCGCTGTAGGTTGGAGATAGTAGCAAGATCCATTGTCAATAGTGTAAAATACCTACTCCGATCTAGGCTGTGACAACTCACATCAAGAGGATGGAATCTTAAAATAGGTTCCGTCTGACCGAAACAATCTACATCAAGTTAAAATAATCTTGTTTATAAAATGTTTTCCGAAGTCCGCTAAGGACTGAGGAATCGGTAAATGCGAAGCATTTGCTAGAAGAACATTAAATAGATACATGGAAGTAACACCTGAGCAAAGAAATACATTACTAAGTCAGAAGAGAACAGCCGATCATATATTTAGATGGGTATATGATGTTCTAAATAGTGACAAGATATCAGTTAAGCAATACAATGTTCTGATTAAAATACACGATATGACTGTTATGGATCAGGCCGGATATATTATACATGAAGATACACTATATCCAGTACCCAGAAAGGTAAAGAAGTATCAGAAAACAACATTAGGCTGGAAAGTAATGAATCGCTTTACAGCACCTTATGGCCAAGCCAAAAGACGCAAAAAGGAATAAACCCATAATGCTACATACATTTGCAGATTTATTAAACAGCATACAGTTACAATCGGTAGATTACAAAACATTTCGCAAACAGATAAGCATACTGGATATATCAGATACTTCAGGAACATTTAGTACTAAAAGCAATATAGACGATTTTATAGCCAGGGTATCTCGCACAGACAACAGAGCAGAACTACTAGAGCAATATTGTGAAAAAATGTATCAGATATTAGTTACAGATGCAGAAGCAAGTCTCACAGAATTCTATACCAGATATGCTGAACTAAAACAACCAATAGATTACTATTTTGACTTACCTGCAGGTAATTGTTTAACAGGTGATACATTTATGGGTATGACTAACAGTAAGTATGGTAGAGTATGTAAAAATATAAATTTTGATGACTTTTATAATACTAAAAAGTTATACAGTAATGATAGTCAGTATGTGTTTGGACTCATAAAGGTTATGTATGAACAGTTCCACATCAGAAACAGTCTGGTAGGGCCTGCTTTCTTTGATCATATAATAAACACAGAAGCAGATTATGGGCAATTTTGGTTAGACTTCTGGATAGGAGCCAACAAGGCTAGTATCTTTAATCCATACACATTCAAGAGCATATTAGATACAGAATTTACAGGAGATGTATTGTTTAGTCCCTGTATGGGCTGGAACGCATATCAGTTAGGCTTTTATAATAGTGAATTCAATCATCATATAGCAACAGATGTTATACCAGGAGTAGTAGATAATGCAGAACAATTACATAAATTATACAGTAAATACCATAAAAACAACACTTACAACACATACTTTACACCTAATAAAACAGTAGACTACTATCTGTGCCCCAGTGAACAATTAGATGCCAGGCATAATTTTATACAAAAATACCAGAATAGTGTAGATGCAGTATTGTTTTGTCCTCCTTATTTTGATTTAGAACTATATCCAGGTTCAGAACAAAGTACAGAAACATTTCCTGAGTATGCAGATTGGTTATCAGGATATTGGGAAGAAACAGTTAAATTATGTGTGAATGTCATGAAACCAGGCGCAAAATTAGGCTTTATAATAAGCAATTACAGAAATCACAACAAGCAGGATACCACTATAAGTCAGGACATGAAACAGATAGCAGATAAGCATTTAGAATACAATAAGCATATGAAAGTCAGATGGAGTGGGCTGTCTAGTAGCAGACAGGCACATAAACAAAGAGCAGGTAACTATGAAGACCTCTGGATTTACCAAAAAGGATAAATAGATATACGCAAACAGTAGCGACGATACTGACTATACAGGAGATGCCAATGTCAACTGAAGATAAAGCACAAAAAACACCATACAAAGTTACCAATATAAAATACGGCGAGAAAACAGTCAGAGGACGTATGATTGGCAGAGCTAAAACCGTAATACCAGAAGAACAGGTATTAGAACTAAGTAAATTACATTGCACATCAAAAGAAATGTCCGAGTTCTTTGACGTGCCATTAAGTACCTTCACGGACAACTTCCGCGATATAATCACAAAGGGTCGTCTGGAAACGAAACAGAGACTCAGAGCCGCACAATTAAAGTTGGCCCTCAACGGTGACAGGACATTGCTTATATGGTTAGGCAAGAATATCCTGGGTCAGATGGATCAACCGATAAATACTACTGAGGACAAAGTCCTCCCATGGTTAGAAGAATCTGGTGAATCCTAAAACGCATAGCAATATGCCGTTCTAATGATAGTTGCCAAACATGTTCAATCAGCAGATTATTCTATTAAGACAGGGCACCATTACCCCGGTGCCCAGTCACTTTTAGGGGTAAAGATATGCAGAATAAAGTTATACAGGGAAACAATATAGATATCCTTAAGGGATATCCAGACAATCATTTTGACAGCATCGTCACAGATCCACCATATGGCATAGACTTTCTACAAAAAGACTGGGATAGTAACACTGGTGCAGTAGAGACCTGGGCAGAGTGCTACAGAGTATTAAAGCCAGGCGGACATATACTGGCATTTAGCGCCGCAAGAACATATCACAACCTAGCCACAAACATAGAAGGTGTAGGATTCGAGATCAGAGATCAATTGATGTGGTTGTATGCATCAGGATTTCCCAAAGCACAGGATGTGGGCAAGGCTATAGAACGCAGAGAAGGAAAAAGACAAAAACATAATATAAAGGACAGCAGACCAGATTATAGTGTGCATCCTAAAACCCATTGTCCTGTGTGTAATTTAACTGGTAATGGCACTAACTGGCAAAAATGCGAGAAAGCAGAATGTCCGCAAAAAGAAATACCCTGTGAAAACGAATGGGCAGGTTGGAAAACAGCACTTAAACCAGCACACGAACCCATAGTAATGGCCCGTAAGCCATTTCGGGGCAGTTGTGTAGACAATGTGTTAACACACGGTGTAGGAGCCTTAAACATAGATGCTACTAGGGTAGGTAAAGAAGTTACAGTTATAATGGGTGCTTCAAATACATACCATAAAGCACAACAAATGAATGACGAAGGAAATTATGAAAAAAATAATATATCTATAGTTAAAGATAATCCTAATGTAGGCAGGTTCCCATCAAATGTGTTAGGAGAAGTTACAGACTATCAGAAGTTCTTCTATTGTCCTAAAGTAAGCCGTGCAGAGAGACATATAGGATTCGAAGCACCAGAACCAGAACCATTTAACAATCCAGAAGAGATGAAAAAACATCCACTATGGGATCCTAGCATAGGCACAAACAGCCACAGGTTAATGAATAAAATTAGAGAGCATCAGGAAAAGAATCCTCTTGCTCATATACCCACAAATCCTGATGGTATGTTAACAGGATTCTATGAAAATGGTGAAAGTAATGAAACAGGTAGCAGTTATATAAACAAGCCTAAAGGTGCAGGAAACAACCACCCTACGGTAAAGCCTGTAGCACTTATGAAGTATCTGGTTAAATTGGTGACACCAGCAGGTGGTAAAGTGTTAGATCCATTTACAGGATCAGGTAGTACAGGTATGGCATGTATAGAACTAGATTATAATTTCACAGGATGCGAACTGGATCCAGACTATGTGGATATAGCAAATGCCAGAATAACAGCCTGGAAAGCCAAAACAGATTTACAGAACAATCCATTGCCTACAGAATGGTTTACAGAAGAATGAAGTTAACAGATATACAATCCAAAATCTTAAATAATCAGACCAGATTTGTCGTTTTAGTTGCCGGACGTCGCTTCTCAAAAACCTTCATTGCAATCAATTCATTAGCCAAACATGCCAGACATCCTGGTAAAAAGTGTATGTATGTTGCCCCCACATACAGAATGGCCCGCCAAATAGCCTGGGAAGACTGTAAATCCATGCTGAGAGAACGTAACTGGATTAAGAAAATTAATGAAAGTAATTTGGAAATAACATTAATAAATGGCAGTATGATAATGATGCGTAGTGCTGACAACAAAGACAGTATACGTGGTATAGGTTTAGACTATGTGGTTATAGATGAAGCCGCTGATATACCCGGACTACAGGAAACCTGGCAAGCCGTAATACGTCCTACATTATCCGATAGAGAAGGCCATGCAATGATCATAGGCACACCCAAGGGCAAAGGATTCCTATTTGATTTGTTTAACACAGCCAAAACATCAGAAGACTGGATAAGTTATCAGTATACCACAGCACAAGGTGGACAAGTATCAGAAGACGAATTAGCTCAAGCCAGAAGAGATCTAGACGAAAGAACCTACAGACAGGAATTTGAGGCTGGCTGGGTGGAATTTGCCGGCAGTATTTACTATTCTTTTGGAGATCATAACTTAATTACAAAGTCAGTACCATTACAGCAGGGTACACCTATACAAGTAGGAATGGACTTTAACGTTTCACCAATATGTGCTGTATTGGCCTACAAAACAATGGCTGGCTTACATATATTCGATGAGATAGAGATATACGGATCAGACACACAGGAAATGTGCAACGAAATACGCCAGAGATACCCAGACCAACGTTTTATAGCATACCCAGATGCAAGTGGCGCCAGAAGGCAAACCAGTAGCGGAGGATTGAGCGATCACATTATAATAAAGAATGCTGGCTTTAAATTAGTATGTGGCAGTCGTAATCCGCCAGTTAAAGACCGTATAGCAAGTGTAAATAGTGTATGCAAACAGGATAATATTAGATTGACAATAGACCCAAAGTGTGCTAAAGTTATTAATGGCTTGAGAAAGCATACATATAAAGAAGGTACCAGACAACCAGAAAAGGATGGAGCAGTAGACTTCAGTCACTTTAATGATGCACTAGGATATATGATATATGCTAACTATCCAGTTAGACCAGATGTAAAACAAACATATGGCAGAGTAAGTAGAACATTATAGGAGTTAAAAATGGCAAATGTACACTATGTAATAAAAGTAATAGAACCTGACAAAGAATACTTAAAAACATTTATAGATCACAACTTAGATAACTGTAGACAATTAGCACAGGAATATCTGTGGAATTGTCCAGCAGAAACAAAATACATTTATGTAGCAACCAGGATAAAAAATGATTAAACAACCATATAAAGTGTGGGACAGACAAAGTCAGAGTATGACACAATATACACCTAAAAAATTATACAAGATAGTGGTAGAATATCCTATCACAAACAGAACACTGGAATTTATAGGTATGGACAGAGGTTCGTGCATAATGCAGGCAGAAGTACACAAAGAAGTAGATGATATCATGATGATGGCATCAGAAGAAGAAATTACATTATATAACAAGGAGAAAATATGAAATTACCAGAATATATGACAAAAGAGAGTACGCACACAACTATAGGCGTAAACACAATGAGCCTGATAGGGTTAAGCCTTATGTGGGGACATATGACAGATATGATATCACTATGGTTCTTACCGCTCACAATTATAACATTATTAGCAGGATTCGGTAACGAGATCCGTAAGAGGGATTAAGTATGGACGAATTTACAAGAAAGTCTACACAACATATGGATCAGAAATTGGTAAAACAAGCAATTAAGGCTATAGATAAGTCCCCAGAACTTAAAAAGATCAGAAGTATCAAGGACGGTATGAGCTATAGTGAGATTAATTCAGGTGTAAACGACCAGCAATATAAAGATAACTATGATAAAATAACCTGGAATAAGGATAAACCTAAACCTAAATTTAAAGTCAGAGTAAATGGCAAGGTAGTTAATGATGAAGAAGAGTAATTGGCACGGCGGCAAGGGCAGTGGCAGACGCAGTAGTCAGGACGACAGCAAATATTCAGATAATTGGGAAACAATATTTGGTAAAAGCAGACCTAACATAAACACCAGAAACAAGGAAGTAAAAAATGGCAAAAACAAAACAGGAAACAGTACAGACAAATAATAGATATGGAGATATACCACAAGGTAGTCATATGGGCTTCTTCAAAACAGGTATAGCAGTAGCAGATGAACCAGTCACATACGGTTATAGTTACATTGTAGCACCCAGTAAAGAATACATGGATTTAGCAGTACTAAATTACATTAACAAGTATGGTATAAGAGAAATAGAATCAATAACACAGGAAGAATATGAAAGCAAAATATAATATACCTGAATACCCGGGCTTTACACCACAACAGAATGTTGATGCTTGGAAGTTACGTTCTGAAATAGTAGATAGTTATATTGATCAAGGATTATTAAGTACTAATAATTTATTAGCATTAAGTAAAATGCCTAATGATATAACCAGAACACAATTATTATTAAGTATTTTAAATAACAAGGAACAAAATGAAAGCAAAACATAAGTACAATAGTAAAACACCAGAAGGAGCAAGGAGAATTGCTCAGAGTATGGGGTATAAACACACAATATATGATGAACCTAAAATGATACAATTACTTGCTAGAGCAGGTATACATTTAGATGGTATAGACTATAGTAATAAAACAACATATGTTGACGATATGCCTTTTGAAAGTAATCCTGATTTAGTTGCAGATAGTACAGAAACAATTAAATTATAAAGTTGTAAGTCCTGTGTGCGTCTAAAAGAGGTGATTGCCATTACCTTAATTCCAGCACACAGGCAACCGATAAATATCGGTACATTATAATATAGACGACATAAAGGATAGTGTGTCCATTAACCGTCGTCGATAGTAAAGATGGGTCTTTACATTATAAATGTCTTTCCCAAGCCAGATAAGTCAAACGATCTGGCTTTTTTTTGGTCAAAAAAATACCCACATAGTGCGGGTATTTTACTATTACGTTCGGTAATAGGCAAGTTAGGACAAGCCAGTATTAGTTATAATATGCTTTAATGATTGTCAACAAAAGTGGCCTAAATGGCTAAAAAGGATAAATAGTAATACCATATGGGCAACATAGCGACTGGAGATAACAATTGGCTAAACAAAATTATCACGAATTTATAACTAGCAGAAATCCTCTATACACAAAATATTATGATGACTGGCAGTTAGCAGTTCGTAGTTATTATGGCGGACAAACATATCGCGATGGTAAATATCTAAAAGCATATGCTAGTGATTATAGTACTGGTGCTGAAACAATTAATACATATGATATAGATAGTGAAGGTAACACTATAGGCATCAGAAAAGCAGTAGCTCGTAATGTAAACACGCCACAAGAAGCAAATAGCGGTGTGGATTTAAGTAACTATTATCAGGAAAAGTTAGCAAATGTTCCTGTATTCCCGTACACCAGATTATACATATCAGAATACAATGCAATGCTATTCAGAGTGCCACCACAAAGAACACTACCAGATACGCCAGAAGTAAACGCATTCCTTAACAATGCAGATGGGGATCAGAACAGTCTAAACGAATTTATGAGTCAGGTAGACACATTTACCAGTGCAATGGGAGTTGTATGGGTAAGTTGCATCAAGCCCACAGACAGCCAGTATCCTAAATGGAGAATGCATAAACCAACAGATGTAACTAACTGGAGTTACAAGTACACCACAAGCGGAGATCTTGTACTAGATAAGATCGTAATACGCATAGCAGAAGATTATAACGCAGAAATTTATCAAGTAATAACAGACGATTACATAGACACCATATTTGTCGCAGTAGACCCGGACGAAGATATAATGGTACCAGAAGGTGCTGAATATATAGAAGGAGACGATGATTATGATGGATATCACAGAATACGCCAACCTAATGAGTTAGGTACGGCCTCAATCGTAAGACCCGTGTATCAGAGCACGCCTATAGTACAAGGCATAGGGCATACGCCCATCTTTGATATCGCACAGATACAACGTAGTGTTTACAGTCTCGCTGGAGAGCAATATAGTGCCGTGTCATATGGCCTACATGGTGTAAACGTAGTTGATGAAGAAACGTTTAATCGAAATGGATCAAGCGTGGGTGCAGAGCCTGGATCACTAGTAATAGTGGGTAGCAGTCTCGACGGGCAACCCAATTATACATATGAATTTGCAACACCAGATTTAAGCAGTCTGTCAGAAATAAGAACCATAATGGATCAGCAAATTGATAAGATGAACCAGGTTGCAATGATCAGATCAGAAGACCTAATCAAAGCAAGTAGAAGTGGTGCGCAAATAGAGATGTACGACAGCAAATTAGAAGCATTTATCCGTAAAAAAGCAACAAGCCTGGAAAATGCAGAATATAACTTATGGAATATCTGGTTCGCCTGGATGGGACAAACAATGCCAGAGGATTTTGCAGTAAGTTATAACAGATTATACAATCAGAAAGGATTGGAACACGAAATTAAAGAAATAGATACATTATTAAATGTATATGAAAGATACTCAGAAGTATTTGATGAAGAAGAATACACAATTAGAGACTATGAAACAGAAGCAGAAGCAGAGGCTGAAGCAAACAGATTAGGAGGCACAGGCACTCACAGTCATACCAGAGAAGATGGACTGGTGACATATATGCCTTTTGCTACACATGAAGAGTATGAATTAAGATTAGAAATGAGTACAGGTGTTGATATGACAGAAGCACCAGAATTTAAGAAAGATTTACAAGATAAGTTGAAGACCAGATTAAAACAATTGGTAGATTCAACTTATACTAATAATAGCCTGTAAAAAGGCAAGGTAGGGGGTAACCCCGTAAACGAAAATACGTTTACTTCTACGATTAAAGGAGATAATGATGGAAGCATCAAATGACACGGCAGTTCAGCCCGAAATAGTTGAACCAGTAACAGATTCTGCAAATCCTGTCGCTACTGAGCAATCAGTTGCAACTGAGACTAAATCTGATAATAACACAACACCCAGTGTTGAGGTCCGAGACGGAAAGACTTATGTTAATGGCATAAGACAATACAGCAGAGATGATGTAAATAAAATATCCGCTAATGCTAAAAACGAGGTTCAAAAGAATATTCTTAATGAACTAAATGTAGACAGCATAGACCAAGTGAAACAAGTTGTTTCTACCCTTCAAGAGGTAAATCCTGAAGAAGGAAACAGTCTTAATGTAGATTCATTGCGTGATGCAGTGAAGAAGCGTGAAGCCACAGTAGAGGAACTTAAATCACAAGTAAACAGTCTTAAGACTGACTTGATGTTGAAAGACCATATGGGTCAATTGCAAAATGCTATGCCAGGTAACTGGTCAGCACAACAGAAAGAATCTGTAATCAAATTAATGAAAGCAGATGGTATGTTAGCAGTAGAAGGTGATACATTTGCTATAAGAAACGGAAACGACTTCTTAACAACAGATGGAGAAACACCAGACTATGCTAAAGCAATTGAACTTGTAGGTAAGGATAAATTAGGTCTATCTTTTGGTAAAAAAGGTGTTGACGTACAGTACGGTGAAACAGGGTTAACTGATTCAGGACAAGGTCCTAAAGCATATAGCACTGATAAAGTAAACACTGATACTGAATACAGATCGGCGTATATGAGAATACGTCACAATCAGCCTGGTTTAGCAAAATCCAGTATAACCGACGCAATGGTTAAAAAGGAAATGCAAAGATAAGGCAGGATAACCGAATTAGATTTATCTAATTCAGACGATAAAACAAAAATACTTAAAATAATTTAAGTATCTACAGGAGAAATATTATGGCCTATTCAACAGGTTCAGATACAATTGCTCAAATGTATGCAGACATCGTTCAAGATCTAGTACCTTACTATCTTGACAAAACGTTACTACAGAACTCTGCTATCATCAGAATGCAATTAAACGTAGAAGGACAAGGCGGTGGACAAATTAGAATTCCAGTTGCTAACCTTCCTACAGGTGCGGCTACTGTGGCAGAAGGTGCTAGTATATTAGCGGCTTCAAACAGTAATTTAACACCAACAGCGGCAAATATCGTATTTGCTAAAAGAGGTTCTGCTTCAGACATAACACAAGAAGCAGTAGAAGATGGATTATTTGATAACGTAGTTGGTTCAACACTAGACAGACTGTCAGGTGTTTTAGCAACAGGTACAGATAGTGCTGGTACAGCCTTGATGAAAACATCTTTTACAAACAACGATGGTGTAACAGGTGCTAACGCAGACTTTACACAATCATTCATTATGTCACCAGACGCAATGGCATTCGGCTCATCTCGTACTCCAACAGTCAACACTTGGTTTAACCCTAACCTTGACCTACATGAGTTCAGAGCAACAACTAGAAATGGCTTTACAGTACTAGACAGCAGATTTGGTAGAACAATTAAATCAGCAGTATTAGGCGGAACAGAAGCAGAAGCAAACGTACAAGCAGTAGCACAAAGTGTTGCACATTTACGTTCAGTTAATGCACCAGTTGGCGCAGACGGAAATTACGTTGGTATTATTGATGCAGGGCTGGAGCTCTCTATTAATAAACAAATTTCTGGAGTTGGTGGAGCAACAATCGGAGCACTAAGTGATATCGGTAATAATGCATTGAGAAACGCATTTGCATCAGTATTAGCAGGATGTACTCTATATAGAAGTAATCTATTACCAGACGCATCTTAATTGAGGAGTAAATTGATATGGCATTTATAACAGACGGCGGAGGTAATGTAATCTCTTTTGCAGAATACACCGATGTAGTACAAAAAGACCAACGTATATTCGAGAGTAATAACCTTAAGATACCAGAGGAATCAGGTTTCGTGAGTGTACAAGACTATGTAGAAAATATGTTGCAAAAAAGTACTGATCGTATACTGTTAAAAATGAAAACATCAGCATGGTGGGCCACTTATAACAATTATACAGGTAATACCTTTGAATTTAACAACTTGCCTAGTGTAAACCCAAATCGTATAGATCCAGGTAACACATTAGGTAGACAGCAACAATTTACAGATATGACCGTATATTATTGTATTAAGGAATACATCGCGCCACTGTTTGCCGAATTCGGTAACGAGGAGTCACCAGAAGTAGCAAAAATAACATATTATGACGCAAAATTTAATGATATCTTTACAGAATTATTAAGTGTAGCAGATTTCTATGATGCGGATGGAGACGGTGTTGTAGAAGCCGATGAGAAGTTAACTACTTTCGTGCGTACAAGACGTTCAAGATCTAAAAATACCATAGTGGTGGTTAGATAATGTCAGTAAGATCAGATTTAATAACTCAGATCACTACTAATTTATCTGGGCACTCAGATATTAACATATCACAAGAGTTACCGTTCGATTCGGGCGGTAACCCTTTATATGAAAAGAACCCGAACGTTGTGTATGTAGATGAGCAAGACATAGTCGTAGAACAGTTATACAGAACCCTGGATCAGGGCAATGTTAACCAGACTACTACTACTGTAAATGCTTATTTAAGTACAGATGCTAAAAATCAATTTACAGATATAAACACCGTTGTTTCTAATCTTCTTATAGCCAGAAACGTTGTCACAAATGTTACTGATAGTAATAGTGATTATGAGACTGATATAGAAGACGACACAATAACGTATACGTTCGCGTATACATTTACAACTACCATATAGGAGAAATACAATGGCAGTAATAAACGTAACAAACGGTACACAAGCAATCCTCACATTAGGAAATAGTTCTACACTAGCAGAACCAGGCGCAACAAACGGAATGGTTGTTCCTTTTGTTCAAGATATAACTATTAATGCTACACCAGGAACTGTAAGATATTCAACGTTGGATAGTACAGCCTCTAGTGCATTTACAACTGTAAATGAAAACAGCATATCATTAAACGTATTAGTCGATGAGACTGTTATGTTTGGTGAAAGTGGCAACGCAGATAATACTGTGGCACTTAATGGTTTGCTACCTACCAGTATCAACAAGACTGAAGTATTCTTTAGTGTTGCTGTAACAGGTACAGGCACAACTGGAGATATCAACATTAGCGGAAAAGGTTTCATAGGCGGATTGGCCCCTACAGCATCAATTGATGGTGCGGTATGGTTATCCCCAATGGAAATTATAGTTAATGGTGAACTAAGCAAAAATGTGGAAGCATAATTGTAACGTAAGTTAAACAAATTGATGACTCTCTCGCAAGGGAGAGTTGTCCTTTTATAGGAACAGAATATGGAACACAGATTTCTAAATTTATTCGTAAATGGTGTTTGGACTGGTAATCCTGATAGAAGTATCAGTATTGCAGGTGTAAAACACGATATGGATGAATATGCTAAACAGCACGGTATTGAACTACCAGATGCTAAAAAAAGCAAAAAAACAATAAATACAGATGTAGAGAAAAAATATGAAGATATGGAGCAATCACTCGATTCAGGAGATACTGAAGTCGATGGAGATGGAGATAGCGAAAGCACAGAATGAAGTAAAATGTGCCAAGCGAGATGTTGAAAAAGCATCAAACAGATTAGCATTCGTAAGTAGTGCTATACAACATTTAAACAATAGAGATATGAAGGAGTAAGATATGAAATTATCAGAATTAGCGGCAAAACCCCAATTAAAAGAAATCCAAATAGACGACAAAAATATCGTAGAAGCCTACGGTGATAAATTGTCATTCTTCGTTATGGATAGATTACCAATAGAAACATATAC